AGTAATTAGATGTAGTTACACTTGTACCTGTTGCACTAGCTAAACCTATTGGTCTACGCACATAAGATATTTCTCCTGTTAAAGTAGAAGCAGGAGTTGGTACTACATAAATAGCTGTTTGTGTTTTTCTGGAATAATACCTAGGAATACCTGTAGATGCACTTGCATGAGGAAAGTAATCTATAGCATACTCATAAGGTCGTTGTAGAAGAGTTGTTATATTAGAAGATACACTTGTTTTATAATTTACACTTCTTATAATTCTTGTGTCAGTTGGAAGACTAACTACAGGATTAGAAGCTGTAAAAGAAAAAGAACTAAACTCAGTTAGTCCTACATCATCTAAATCTTTTGTTAAACGTATTTCAGCTTTCTCAATTAAAAAAGGAATTTGATTCTCAAACTCAGCTGAATCGTTCTCTATTGTGTTTATTATATCTGTTTTAAGATATGCATAATTAGGCATTATCTTATCCTACAAATAGTGTTACGCCACCATTAGCTCCAGGTGCAGATACACTAACTGTAGCACTAAAGCTTACGCCTTGGTCACCTATATAAATATCTGCTTGACCACTAGCAGGAACTTGAAATTTTATTTTATCTCCAGTACTATCTGAAATAGCAAATGTTCCATTAACAGTTGAATATGCATGGATAGCTACTACTCTTGTAATATTAGTTGTTGTTACAATAACACCAGTACCAGCTAGAAATTTACTTGTAATATTATTAGCCATATTAAATCCTTAAAGTTAGGGAGGATGTGTGAGTGTCACCCTCCCTAAGTTATTAATGCTTACGCACCTGCGTTACCAAACCAACCTCTCCAGTCAGATACTCCAAAAGAATATCTTTCTCTGGCTTTAAATCTAAGGTTACCTGTATCGAAGTCAGGTTCCATCTTAGTTTGTAGAGGAGTTCTATTAAACATCTTAGTACCATTAGGTATGTCAGTCTTAATGAACCATGCGTTAATATCTGAAAACCTTCTGTTTACAAATATACCACCTGGCATCATTCCCATAGTCTTAATAGCATTGATGTCATTAACATTAGTAGCACCATTTGCTGCTGTTGTTGGATTAACTCCAATAGCAGTTGAATAGTCACTTCCTAATATTTGATTAGCAGTAAATATCAAATCTGTAGGAACATGAAGTGATACTGATTGAGCACCGATTAAGATACCTCTATCATCTTCTTGTTTCTGAATTTGTATTACTGCAGTCTCAATAGCTGCTTCTGATAAAGCTGCTCCAGTTGCAGTGTTAGTTTGAACACCTGCAGATATTGTTGGGTGAGACGCACTAAAAAATGGTTGCCCATCTCCTATTGCATCAGCACCTGCTGTACTAAAACCATTGTTGTAGATTCTAGCAGCTTTAACCTGCTTAGTGTTTGCCATTGCTCTAGCTAAACCTTTTGCTCTTAACTTTGCAAAAGTATCGTAAAGGTTATCTTCCATTGCTTCTTCAGTAACTGCAAAAGCTAAAGCAATAGTCTCGTTGTCGTAACGAGCTGTATAACTTTCTTGTGCGTTATCGTAAGAAATGGATTCACCTTCACCTTTAGTAGGTGCAGTGCCAAACCCTGTAAATAAAACTTCTTCTTCAAAAGCTCTATCTGAGTTCTCTATTTCAAAAAGAGGTGCATGTTCATCAGCTACCTCACCATACTCCGTCCCAAATACTTGGTTCAATCCAGGAAGGAGTTCTTTGCTAATACTAGCTCTATTTATAGCCATATCTTATTCTCCTTATGCTGTTGACGCAGTAGCAGTGACGTATCTGTCTCTGTGCGTGTTTAAAAATACTTCAACGATTGGAAAAGCATCTGTATCATCAGTCTCTTCTCCGTCTCGTTTCTTACCTATTACTCTTGCTGCTTGTTCAGTTTCTGCACCAGAAGCTGCTAATAAATAGTAACTTGATTGTCCAGTTACTGTACTACCAGAACTAGCAGTTGAACTAACTGTAACATTATAGTTTTTAGTTACCATTAATTCATTTGCTGAAAGTGATAATGAACATTGAATGTAATAAGTTTGGTCAGGGTCAGTTATTATAAAAAATTTAACATCTGAATAACCAGCTGCTGAAGTCCCTGTTCCCCAATAACGAGCAAATTTTTGTTCGCCATTAAGTACAAAAGAACAACCAGCAAATATTCCTGAAGGTTTTAATGTCGCTGCGATAAAAGGTGAAATGGTTGCAAAGTTTGCACCAGGAAGTACAACAGGGTCTCCAGAAAATATGTTGTTATTACACGCTCCACCTGACGTAGGTGAAAATATTTCTGTGAAAGAACCAGTGTTGTAAGCTCCACCCTTTTTTCTTGCAGGAACAAAACCTTGAAATGCTTTAGCATGTGCCATGATTTTCTCCTATGAAAATGTAGAGAACTTACTCTTGAAATTTAGGAGTTCGTCCTCTGATTGTTTGAGTTTTACTTGAGTTACTGATTGGCATCCTAGAAGGATTATTTCCCATAAGTTGAGAATTAACAGCATCCATTAATTTGTCAGCTTTATTCTTATAGTGTGCCTTTCTTGCGTCAATACGTCCAGTAGGTATTTTACCTAACGCTAAGTCTCCACGACAGACAGCTCCTTTGTATCGACCTTCATCTCTCACGATAGATGTTGCTCCCATCTCAGGTACTTCATCACTAGCAACAAACTGCCATCCCTCTTGCATTTTTCGCCCTATATGTGCATAATCTTCTTGACCTCTAAGAGTTATTCTTAGCCATCCTAAAGAGATGCCTTCGCTGGCGTAGCGTTCTTCAACTGCTGTTGGTATTTGAAGTGCATTAGGCTCTTCAAATGTATATTCAGTTTCTTGTTTAATGTTGTTTTCTCTAAGTTGTGAACTACGTGTATTTGCTCGTGTTATCATTATTTACCTCCACGTTGTGTATTAATTGTTGTATACTCACCATCAGCTTGTTCAGCTTTCATTTTCTCTTGAGCATACTTTTCAAGTGGTATATTCCATTTAGTAGCTATATTAACTTCATTCTTAGATAATCTAACTTTTTTGGAATTAGGAGTAGAACGTGATGCTCCTGCTACTACTTGAGCAGGTCTTGACGTAACCTGCTGCCGATTATTCTCTTGCACTTCTTGAAACTTTGTAGGAAATGCTTCTCGAATTCTTTTGTCAACTTCCTGATAAAATTCATCATCACCAGTTTCATAACCTTCTGCTTTTAATTCAGCATCTATTGCTAGAGCTGATGCAGTCATTACATTATCTTTACCAAACCATTCATTATTTCTTGCCCAGTCTTGTGCTTTAGGGTCTCCTGCTGGTGCTGGTTGTTGATATTGTTGTGGTGATGCGACAGGCTGTCTTGGTGCTTGTTGCACATTTTTAAATTTTTCTTTTGTAACATTGACATTCTTTAAATCAACTTGAGCTTCATTAAGCATCTCTTGAGCTGATAAAAGTTTGTCTTGGTCACCTGCTTCATAAGCATTCTTGTATGCTGTACGAGCCATTTGTAATTTATCAGTTAATTGTTTTTCTGTTACTTCTAAATTCTTTTGATTAACAGAAGTAAATTCTGTTTCTCTTTGTTTAACTAAACCTTGTAGTTGTTCGTTTTGTTGTACAAGTTGAGTTATCTGGTCTTCTTTATCTTTTCTTTGTTTAATTAATTGTCTTATTCTTTTTTGAGCACCTTTAGTTTCAATACCTTCTAATTCTTTTTCTGCTGGTGCTTCTGCTTTTGGTTCTACTGAAGAAGGAGTAGCATCATCTTTTTCTACTTCTACTTCTATCTTTTCTTCTTCTTCTTTTACAGGAGCTTCTACTTTCTCCCAGTTTTCTTCCTTTGTCATGTTACCTCCGTTGTTTACGAGACAAACGTATTTACGTTTAAATTTATTATATCATATAATTTTTAGTTAAAGAAATTTAATTTGAACTAGCTGTTAAATTAAATGTTGGGTCTAAAGTTTTAGGACTTTCTACTCTCATAATTATTTGGTCATCATATAATAAAATATATTTAATACCTTTATATTTTATTTTTTGACCTGTATGTTTACCATAGCATACATAATCATCTATCTTACACCAAGGTCCTTTAGTAAATTTTTCTTCGTCTGCATAAGCTAAGTCACCTATAGCTACTACTTTACCTACTGTTGTTAAGTATGCCATATCTTCTCTAGTAGAATCTGGCAATAGAATTCCACCTTTAGTTTCTTGTTTTATACTTACAGGTCTAACTAAAACATGATAACCTGGTAATTCAGGTAAAATATCTGGGTCTTCCTGTTTGTTCTTTGTTATCCAAACATCATTCTTTAATGCTTTTCCTACATGTACTTGTTGCATATTAATCCTCTTCTGTATAATTACGTTGTTTTAAAGTTTCAATAAACTGGGTTCGTGCCCATTCTATACCAGTGATAGTTCCTACAATTTGTTTATAACTATCATAGGAGTCTGCATTACCATCTGCTAATGTATTCTTTAAGTTTTGAATTTCATCAGCATATCGTTTGATAATTTCGTCAAAGATGTCCATTAAGATGTGCTAGACATTTTTTGTAAAAGTTCAGCTGCTTTTATTTTTTCTGTACTTGTTATCTTATCTTGTTCTGTTTCTTGTTTCTTTTCTTCAATAGACATATTCATTAAACTATCTAAAGCTTTTATTTGTTGTTTAGATAATCTATCAGCTTGAGCTTTTTGTGCTTTAAATTGTTTTGTTTGTGCTTGGTCAGCAACTTTTAACATTAGTTCACTTTGCTCCATTTCTAACTTCTGAGCTT